GAGGATCGATATGAAGGAATGTTGGTTGTTAGAAGTGAATTGCGTAGTATGTGCAGTCATCATCACCAGCCTGTATCTGGGGTGGCTTATATTGGTATCATTGCTGCCAACAAACTTATTGGCTTATCTAAGTACACTAGGATTGCTCAGTGGTGTGCTCGTCGCGGTACTCTACAAGAAGAACTGGCCAACGACATTGCCAGAGAAATAGCACGGGCCACCGACAGCGAAAATATTGGTGTGTACATACAGGCCACACATGGTTGCTGTGAAAATCGTGGTATCATGGCACATTCAAGTTTGACTCAGACCACGGTGCTCAAAGGTGCGTTCAAAGATGATCCTGGCACCAAGAAAGAGTTCATGGACAATATCAAACTGCAACAAGAGTTTGCACCAAGATGATACAGCCACTCCGCGATGATCTCATGGTGCAACAGCAGTTGCCTGATGGCTTGGAGGGTGTCGATGCGGCCTGGCAACACATGGTTGCGGTCATAATGTTGAACCAAACAGGCCGTAAACCCGTAAAGACTGTGGCTCCTGTATTTTGGAGCAAGTGGAGAACCCCTTATGCGTTCCTGCAGGCCACTCCGGACGAGGTGCGTGATGTGATCTGGAGTCTGGGCATGGTAAATCGTCGCTATGATCGTCTCACACAGATGAGTCTGGATTTCATGGAATGGGATGGCAATGAAGCTGACAAACTGTATGGCATTGGAAAATACGGTTCGGACAGCTACGAAATCTTCTTCAAGAACAATTACACAGTAGAACCCACGGACAAAGAATTAAAACGCTATTTAGAAGAGGAAGCATTTGCATGATTACACAAAGTCTACAGGCTGTTGTAACAGAAATATCCGACCTATGGTCTTGGATGATCGGCATTGTTGCCGGTTGGGGACTGACATTTACTCTTGTGGTTGCTGTGCTGGTATATGCACACATTAGAATTTCTAGATTGCAACGCAAGGTAACACAACTTGAAAATCGACAGGTCACAGATGGTCGTGATCTTAGCTTGCGTATACGTAATTTAGAAAAATAAGGATATTCAAATGAAATTGAGCGACATCGTTATTGCAATTCTACTTGCTATCATACTTGCCATGGCAGTATATTATCAAACTCACGATCCGCTGGCTGATGCCAGTGCTAGAAACTGTATTACAAAATCGCATTCAGATCGAGAATTAGCCGAATGTATAAGAATTAACACGAGAAGATAAAATGAACAAAGTATATTACAAAGATTCAACAGTTCGAGCTTGGGTACACGATATCATTCGTGCCATGAATGCAGATGGATGGAAGCCTGACTACATTGTGGGACTTACTCGTGGCGGCCTAGTACCAGCTGCCATGCTGAGTCATTATTTAGAAGTTCCAATGGAAACGCTGAAAGTAAGTTTACGTGACAGTGATCATGGACCAGAAAGCAACTTGTGGATGGCCGAAGAAGCATTTGGATATGTGCCCAAAGAAGAACGGTTGTTAGCCGACTTTGATTACAGTATCAACGCCAAAAACATTCTGGTTGTGGATGATATCAATGACACAGGTGCTACCCTAAATTGGATTCGCGAAGATTGGACAAGCGGTTGCTTGCCAGACCACGAGCGTTGGAAGACAGTATGGGGCAACAATGTTCGTTTTGCTGTGTTGATCAACAACGAGGCCAGTGACTTTAAAGATGTAGACTATACAGGCATGTCAATAAACAAACTGGAAGAACCCATATGGTGTGTTTTTCCTTGGGAAGAATGGTGGAGATAAATAGTTATATCCCCAAAACAGCGGTCTTGGCGTCATTCCCGCTTGATAAATTCTGCCGCCTATGCTATAATTAACATAGGAGAAATCAATGGCAAAGTATTACTCAACAAAACATTACGGACACAACATTGGATTGAGTGCTGTATTTAGACAGCCCAATGCTGATCACAGTCACTGTCATCTGCTACATGGTTACAGCCTAGCGTTCACATTTACATTTGGTTGTGACCAATTAGACAACAAGAACTGGGCAGTGGACTTTGGAGGACTTAAAGAACTAAAAGCCTGGCTAGAAGATCACTTTGATCACAAGTTGGCCCTGGATCGACAAGATCCACACTTGGCCAAGTTCGAAGAATTACAAGCATTAGACCTAGTAGAGATCCGAATGTTTGATGGAGTAGGTGCAGAAAAGTTTGCTGAACACGCTTTTAATTTTGCAGATCAATTGATTCGAGAAAAAACTAATAATCGTTGTTATTGTGTTAGAGTTGAGTGTGCCGAACACGGAGCCAATAGTGCAATCTACGAAGGTTAACGAAATCTTAGACATACTGCAAGAGGAGTGTGCTGAAGTTATTGTTGCTATCAGCAAGATTCGCCGCTTTGGTATTGACAATAGCTACAAGGATGGTGGTACCCAGCGTGAACATTTGGTACAAGAACTAGGCGATGTTACATTGTTAGTAGAATTACTCAAGGCACACAATATTTTTACAGAAGCAGAATTACATGCGGCACAAGTGAGAAAGAGTCAAAAATTAACACAATGGTCAACAATATATGAAGATTAAAGTCAGCGAAATATTTTATAGCTTACAAGGCGAAGGTCGCTTTGTTGGAGTACCTAGCGTATTCTTAAGAACATACGGATGTAACTTTACCTGTTCAGGTTTTGGTTGCAAGCCTGGCGAAAAATCAACAGGTGCAGATGACGTGGCCAAAAAGGTAGAACTGTACAAAACATTCAACGATCTTCCATTGGTAGAAACAGGATGTGACAGTTATGCATCGTGGCATCCAGCCTACAAACACCTGAGTCACACACTGACCACAGAAGAACTTGTGGAAAAGATGTTGGCGCTGACACCTAATAACATGTGGATGCAAAACAATGGCAATGATGTTCACTTGGTTATTACAGGCGGTGAACCTTTGCTAGGTTGGCAACGTGCTTATGCAGAACTGTTGAGTCATCACCGCATGGCAGACTTGAAGAATATCACATTTGAAACCAACGGTACTCAAGAACTACACGAAGACTTCCGCGATTACTTGATTGACTGGGCCAGTGACAAAGCCGGACGTGAAGTCACATTCAGTGTCAGTGCCAAACTAAGTGCGTCAGGCGAGTCGTGGGATGATGCTATCAAACCCAAGATTGTCAATATCTATCAAACTTACGGACACACTTATCTCAAGTTTGTGGTTGAAACTGAAGATCACGTTACAGAAGCCATACGTGCTGTGGATGCATTTAGACATGACGGTTTCAAAGGCGTGGTATACTTGATGCCACAGGGCGGTGTAGTTGATCCATACGAATCAAACAAACTAAACATTGCCAACATCTGTTGCAAACTGGGATTCAACTACAGCCCACGCTTGCATGTGGATCTCTGGGGCAACGGCTGGGGCAAATAATATGGCTCCCATACCGGGCATGGACCACTATGATCAGTTTCATGCACGAGCCGACTGGGATTACGTATTTGTCTGGTGGCCGAAACAATGTGAACTCACTAACCGTCAAATCTGGTTGCAACATGCATATCGTGGCACAGCAGTCTGGGTCGGCCCCGGTGAACCTGTGTTTGAATACAGATATCATGCTCCCCAGGAACACTTAATTTGGCAACTACAACAGTGACTGAAAAAAAATCCAATGTCACCGACGGACGAGAGAGTTTTGACGTCACAGTTGGCAATACCTTAGTTGCGTTTTTTAATCGCAACGTAAGCACGTATCCCACTGAAGCGGGTGGACCCAAGTTTGATCTTATTCCTGTTGAAAAGCAAAAAGACATCATGGTCAATGTGGCCCGTATGTATGCTCAACAAGAATATAACCGTATTACAGAATTGGTAACAGTATTACAAAAACAAGCAGCAGAACTCAAGCGTCGATTAGATATTACCGACATGGTACATGCCGCCAAGTACGAGTTCCAAGTGTATCACGGCCAAACCTATTGGTTGGCTTACGAACACAACAAACAAGGCACTAGATTGACCCACTTGGGCCCAAATGATTGGACCACAGGTGCGCCTGCAGATTATGAATATATTTGCCAGGTCAAGTGGTTGGGTGATTACACCTGGGTAGAAGTAACAGAACAGGATGCAAAATGAATAAAATGATGATTTGGCCCGTGTGGGCAGTGGCAGTATTGACCACTTGGTTATACCTGATCTTGACCGGACCGGGTTTTGCCTTGTACGAAACACACTGGCTGTATGCGTTAATGATGGTGTTTGGGTCAGCAGTGGCTGGCTTTACCCCAGAAGGCGGCGGTGCTGTGGCATTTCCAATTTTGAGTTTATACTTTAACATTACTCCGCCTGCGGCACGTGATTTTAGTCTGGCTATACAAAGCATTGGCATGGTATCAGCGGCCATATGGATCTTGACACGCAAAGGACATGATCTACGAACATTTAGACACATACCGTTCTATGCGGCCGTAAACATGATTGGTTTTGTGCTTATGACCACTGTGGCCGGTGCTGTTGCTTTCAAAACCGTACAGATGTTGTTTGTGAGTCTGGCCTTGGCCTTTATTGTGGCCTACTTGATCAGCCGTGGTCGTGGCACCGTGGATGATGTCGAACTCAAAGGTTCCCAATTTGTTACTTTTACAATATTTTCATTCATAGGTGGTTGTGCCTCTGCCATGTTCGGCACAGGCAGTGACATGTTGATTTACATTGCGTTGACCTGCTACTACGGCATGAAGGAAAAGATCAGCACAGACATCAGCATTGTGCTCATGGCTGTGATCACTGTGTTTGGCATTGCCTATCGTGGTTTGTTTTTGGATGCTGTACACCCGGATGTTTATTTGATGTGGCTGGCGGCTGCCCCGGTGGTGTTGTTTTTTGCTCCATTTGGTAACATACTGTTGGGATGGGTACGTAAAGAAACCATGTTGTACACAGTACTGGCCATGAATGCTGTAAACTATTTTTACTTCATGAGTAAAAATCTAAATATGCTGACACCAACTGTGATAACACTGGCATCATTTGTAATATTTTTTGTAGCAAGTTTTTACATTAAGAACATAAGGAATAAAAATGGGAATATTTGATCGCTTTAAAAAGAAACCCGAAACAAAACCAGAAGCACCCAAGACTCGAAAAAAATCTGCCAAGGACTTGGCCACAGAAAAGGGCGAACCTTATGTGGCGATTCTTAGTGTAGATTTAGATCCAGACAACATTGGCAACGGTGCATTTGAGCTAGATTGGAATGACAAGTTTATTGCCAATCTGGTACGTGCTGGTTATCAACACAAACCTGCAGATACAGATGCAGACATGGTAGACCGTTGGTTTGCTGATGTGTGTAAAAATGTAGTGGCAGAAAACTTTGAACAATGGGAAGCCAATCAGCCAATAGATGCACGTCCACGCAACATTGAACGTAGAGATATTGGTGACGGGCGTACTGAAGTATCGTGATCTTGTATGTAAATGGTGACAGCCATAGTGCTGGTGCCGAAGCAGTAAACACCTATTCGTTTGCCCAAGACGATAGCCTATATTGGAACATGGCACGTGAACCGCATCCAGATAATCTACGTGTCAGCTACGGCTGTGAGTTGGCCAACATGCTGGGTGCCATACTACAATGTGATGCAGAGTCAGCCAGTAGCAACGACAGAATCATTCGTACCACTTACAAGGCCCTTGACATTGTAAAACCCGAGTTGGCCATCATTGGGTGGTCAACATGGGAACGAGAAGAGTGGTGGCACGAAGGCACTGAACAGTATTGGCAAGTCAATGCCGGTGGCATTGGTGAAGATTGGCCTACAGAAATCAAAGATCAATACCGCGGTTACATTTTAAACATCAACTACGATCATGCTGTTAGAAACGCACACGAAAAAATACACCAACTGCATAGATATCTTGACCAGAACAAAATACCACACATATTTTTTAACACATTTGAACCATTTACCAAAACTTTAAAATTTGAATGGGGCAACAGTTATATACATCCATACAGTCCAGAATATACTTACTACAATTGGTTAAAGCAACGGGGATTCGAAACGGTTCGTCCTGGATCATATCATTTTGGTCCAGATGCCCATACCGCCTGGGCCGAATTCCTATACCAAAATTATGTCCAAACGCTATTGACAACTTAATCATTATATGCTATTATAACTACATGAGATATCTACTTGTTGACACCGCTAATACTTTCTTCCGTGCCAGGCATGCCGCACACCGTCAAGCTGATACTTGGGATAGGCTGGGTTTCGCCATTCAGGTAACGCTAAATAGTGTTAATAAGAGCTGGAGAGATCAAAAGGCAGATCACGTTATTTTCTGCTTGGAAGGTCGTAGTTGGCGTAAAGACTATTATGAGCCTTATAAAAAGAATCGTAGTGTGGCTCGTGCGGCCTTGACAGAAAAAGAAGCTGAAGAAGATGCATTGTTTTGGGAAAGCTTCGATACTCTCAAAGACTTCTTGGCCACAAAAACAAACTGCACAGTATTACAACACCCTGAACTTGAAGCAGATGATTTGATTGCCGGTTGGATACAAGCCCACCCACGTGATCATCATACCATTGTGTCAAGTGATACAGACTTTCATCAACTACTAGCAGAAAATGTAAATCAATATAACGGAATCGCAGATGAGCTCCACACTATTCAAGGTATTTTCGACAAGAAAGGTGCCCCAGTCAAAGATAAAAAAACTAAGGAACCAAAAACAATTCCGGATCCTAAGTGGATTCTTTTCGAAAAATGTATGCGAGGTGACCCCACAGATAACATTTTCTCGGCATACCCAGGGGTGCGTAAGGTGGGAAGTAAAAATAAAGTGGGACTCATTGAGGCATTTAACGATAAAACAGCGAAAGGCTTTGCGTGGAATAATCTAATGCTACAACGCTGGACTGATCACAACGGTCAGGAACATCGTGTGCTGGACGACTATGAACGTAATCGTGTGCTAGTTGACCTAACCGCACAACCCGACGACGTCAAAGTTAAAATCCGTGGCACCATAGATGGAAATAGCGTGGCACTTAACCGCCCCATGATTGGTGCCCATTTTTTAAAGTTTTGCGGCAAATATGATCTAGTAAAAATGTCAGAATACGCTGAACAGTACACTAGATTTTTAGAAGCAAGTTACCCAGAAAAGGAATAATATGTTAGAAAATTTTAGACAGTGGTATTTGCGTAACTACACCGAAATCACTTGGTTTCTTATTGGTTTTTTGATCATGGCCGGTTGTGCTCAGATTGGTCGCGGAGAGTATGTTGACGCTTCGATCAGTTGGTTGGTTGCTGCGATAAATTATTGGTTTATTAAAAGATGATTTTTTTGTTATTGTTTGTGATGGCTGTCAAACATTGGATTGCAGATTTCGTATTGCAGTTTGAATACATGGTCGAACAAAAAGGCACATATGGTCTTATGGGAGGCATAGAACATGCTGTCATGCATGGCGTGTTTACTGGCATCATAGTGACAGTATTTGTGAATAGTGCACCGGTGGGTTTGGTGTTCGGTCTCTTAGATAGTGTTGTACATTATCACATAGATTACGTCAAGGCCAAATGGGGCACACGAAATGCCAACACACAAAAGTTTTGGATTCAACTGGGAGCCGATCAGCTGGCTCACTACACGTTCTATATCTGGTTGGTATGGATCTTACAAGAAGCTATTTAAGGAGTCACCATGAGTGATATTATTGCTAAACCTGTTGTAAAAAATAAATTTTGGATTGTAGAAGAAGGTGGAGAAAAGATTGCCACCATCCAGGCCATTGAAGAAGGCGGCTTTGCTTATGTACACGATGAGCAAAGAGAACTGTTTCCATCAATCAAGATGATCAGTAAAAAATACAACATCGAATTTGTCAAGGCTGAAAAACCCAAGAAAGAAAAACTAGATGTGTATGATGTGTATGGATTTCC